CAGATCGACCCATTGCTGGGCGAGGAGCAACTGAAGTCCTTCGGGTCCGCGTATACCATCGAAATGTACCTAGAGAATGTGTTGAGCATGGAGGGCGAGCAGGACCTGATTACTCGCTTTGGTCTCGAAATCCGCGATGAAATCACGTTGCTCGTGTCCCGACGACGCTTCCAGTTCACCATCCCATCAATGGGTCGCCCACGCGAGGGAGACCTGATTTTTATTCCCTTGCTCCAGAACTTTTTTGAGATCATGCACGTCGAGCACGAGAACAACCAGGCGATGTTCCACACCCTCGGTCGTGGTCGCGGTGGCAACGTCAACGTCTTTGCGCTCAAGCTCAAGCAGTTTGTGTTCAGCAACGAACAGATTCAAGTGGGAGTCTCCGAGGTGGACGACGGGATCATCGAAAATTATCAACTCACAAACCTTGTGCTCTCGACGGGTACGGGTACCTTTGACGTCGCCAACAACGAATTGGTCTTTCAGGGTGCGAACATCGCCGTTGCAAATGCCTTTGGTACCGCACATACCTGGGACGCCAGCAACACGACACTCTCAATCTACCTGGTCAATGGTCTCTTTGCGAATACCGCAAACGTCAAGGGTGCGAATTCAGGTGCCCAGTGGATCATGTCAAGTCTGGACACCGATACCCCATCGGGTTCACAATTTGAGGACCCAAGCGACAACAAGCAAATCGAAACAGAGGCCAACGAGATCCTGGACTTCGATGCCTCGAATCCGTTTGGTAACCCATAGAGGACTACGATGCTTGGACATGCCCCATTCTATCACGGAACGATCAGGAAATATGTGGTACTGATCGGTGCCTTGTTCAACGACATTTTTGTGGTCCACGAAACCGAGGAGGGTGTCGAGAAGGAGCGCCAGAAGGTACCCATTCTCTATGGCCCCAAAGAGAAGTGGTTGACCAGTCTTCGTGCGGACCCCGACCTCACAAAGTCAGTGAACACCACCGTACCACGCATGAGCTTCGAACTCGTGTCATTGACCTATGACCAGCAACGCAAACAGGAGTCCACGATCCGTCACAGGGTTCGCAACTCAGCGAATACCCAGTTCCCACAGACCCAGTATATGGGGGTCCCCTACAATTTTGAATTCAGTGTCTCGGTCTATGTGCGAAATATTTCTGACGGTCTCCAGATTGTCGAACAGATTTTACCATTTTTCTTGCCTGACTACACCATCAGTGCCCTGGTCTCTCAGGAATTGGAGATCATCAAGGACCTTCCCATCATCCTCAAGTCGGTCACTGAGAAGGTGGACTACGAGGGTGCGATGGCCGATGGCACACGCATTGTCACCTGGGACCTTGAGTTTACGCTGAAAGGCTACATCTTTGGACCTATCGACAACTCCGCGATCATCAAAGGCGTCTCAGCAAACATAGCGAACGCCAATGCAGCGATCAGTGGTGGTGTCTACGCGAACCTCTACACGGACATCAACAACCGGACACTCCAGAAGGTGGTGGTCACGGGCGGCATCATTGCGTTCCAGGACCGCGAAGCGGTGCGGGAACCTGAGGACGATATCACGGGTACCGTCTACTCATGGAACCCGACTAGCAATACACTAATCCTCACGGGCATGACCGGGGTCCTCAAGGCGAACGATGAAGTCTGGGGTCTCGTCACTGGGGCGCACTGGACCGTCCAGAGCATCGAAGTCTCGAACCTCAAGGATGCAGAAATTTGGATCACCCAGAATCCGATCAGTGCGAATGCTGATAGTGATTATGGTTACACGACAACCATTACAGAATTCCCTGACACGATACCGTAAAGGATGGCTACACGATGAGTGACACCAAGCTCAATGAAATTCTCGACGTGGACGTGCCCACCGGTAGCCCTGAGACCTGGGTGGACATCACCCCAATTCTAGCACCCGACCTGACGCACTATGCGAACAACACGGTCGAGCAGGACGCGACTGAATCCCGCACGTATATCCGCACCGCGATGGCACAGCTATCCACCGCGATCACCGAAATGATGGCCGTTGCGAAAGCGTCGGGGAAACCGCGAGCCTACGAAGTGGTCACCCAAATGCTCCGGTCCCTTGCTGAGATGCAGCAAGACCTCATGGGCAGTCACCAATCGGAACAGGTCCTTGGACAACCAGAACTGGGTGGTGGTGAAGTCCATAACCACATTGAACAAGCGGTGTTTGTCGGCTCCACCAGCGAACTCAGCGAATTGGTGAGGCAGAAGCGCCTTGAACGAGCCGAGCGTGAGGCCAACACCATCACCGTGAGTGTGTCCCATGCAGCCAATACCTAAAAAGAAACCTAACGCCTTCAGCTTCAAAGTCAAGCCTGTACCTAACGGGTTCTACCTCAAGAACCCCAAGCTCAAGCAAGTGGGCGTCAAAGTCCAGTTCACCCAGGACCAGGTTACCGAGTGGGTCAAGTGCTCACAGGACCCTGTGTACTTCATCAAGAAATACTGTAAGATTGTCCATGTGGACCGCGGGGTCATCAACTTCGACATGTGGGACTTCCAGGAAAAAATTATCGAGACCTACTTCTGCGAGCGCAAGGTCATCGTGAAGCTACCCCGACAGATGGGTAAGTCCACCTCAACCGCCGCGTTCTTCATCTGGTACATCCTGTTCCATGACAATAAGGTCTGTGCGATCCTCGCCAACAAAGCTGAGATGGCCCAGGAAATCCTCGGTCGCCTCAAGTTCATGTATGAGTTTATTCCTCTCTGGATGCAGCAGGGTATCGCTGAGTGGAACAAACGGTCGATCACCCTTGAGAATGGTTCGCGTATTCTCGCAGCGGCGACCAGTTCCAGTGCGATTCGAGGTTACTCATTGTCCATTGTGTTCTTGGACGAATTCGCCCACGTCCCGAACAACATTGCTGAGGACTTCTTCACTTCGATCTACCCAACGATTTCGTCAGGAAAAGACACCAAGATTTTGATTGCCTCCACACCGTTTGGTATGAACCACTATTACAAGTTCTGGACTGAGGCGACCAGTGGCGCGAATGACTTCATCCCTGTTCAGTACCCCTGGGATGCAATTCCAAGCCGCGACGAAGCCTGGTTCAACGAACAAAAGCGTGCCCTGGGTCCTGTCAAGTTCCGCCAGGAAGTGCTCTGTGAATTCCTGGGATCATCGGGTACCCTTATCTCAGGAGAAAAGTTGGCTGCCCTGGCAATGACGCAACCTATCTACACCGAGGATAACTGGTGTGTCTACGAGCACCCACAGGAAAACCACACCTATGTAATCGCCTGTGACCCCTCAAGAGGACTGGACCAGGATGCCTCGGCGTTCTGGGTCATGGATATTACCAATATACCCTACAGGTGTGTCGCTCGTTACAAGAGCCATACGGTGTCGCCTATCATTCTGCCCAACTTCCTCTACAACGCTGCGGTTAGGTACAACCATGCGTTCATCCTTGTTGAGATCAACGACAACGGGCAGCAGGTGGTCGACCTCCTCCACTATGACCTAGAGTATGAGAACATTTTCAAGCTTGAGTCCACCATGAAAAGTGGCTCACAGGGGTCCAAGATCAGCGGTGGATTCAAGAAACAGATGCGCCTGGGTCTCCGCATGACTGAATCAGTGAAACGTATCGGGTGCCTGAACCTCAAGACCTTTATCGAATCGGACAAGCTCCTGGTGACCGACTTTGACACGATTTCGGAGTTGTCCACGTTCACCCAGCAACTGCAGACCTACAAGGCGGAAGAAGGGTACCATGACGACCTGGTGATGTGCCTGGTCATGTTTGCCTGGCTGATGACCCAAAAGTATATCCGTGAATCACAGGGCCTCGGTGTGGACATACGGAAAGCCCTTGAGGACGAACAGAATGCCCGCGTAGACGACGACCTGGTGCCCTTTGGTATCATTGATACGGGGCTGGAAGAGGATGCCTTTGTCGAGGGCAACGACCTCTGGGTCAGGGCGAACAAAATGTACCCAGGCGACACTGGGGTCAAGTCCAATGACTATATCCGTCGCGGCGAAAGATAGGTTCCTCGAATCATAAATAGTCTGAAGGAAACCCTTACCATACGACCACTAAATTTGTTGTTCCTATAAAGCAAGGAGATCACCATGGCATTTCAGTTAAGCGCCGGCGTCAATGTATCTGAAGTGGATTTGACGACAATCGTTCCCTCAGTCTCCACAACCATAGGAGCATTTGTTGGGCAATTCGTCTGGGGCCCGGTTGATACCCGTGTCGCCGTCGACCAGGAAGTCAAGTTAGCCACCAAGTTCGGCAAGCCTGATGCCAATACCTTTGTGCCATTTTTCACCGGTGCGAATTTCTTAGCCTATGGCAACAACCTTCTCCTCACTCGTGCAGCCAACACAACCTCAAAGAACGCCGTGGCCAACACAATACCAGCGGCCGCACTCACCATCGCCAACGAAGTGTTCTACGAGAACAACTACTTCGATGGATCAGGAAACTTTGGTTCTTTCGCTGCTCGCTACCCAGGGGCCCTCGGTAACAACCTGAAAGTTTCGGTATGCGGTTCCGCTAACGTCTTCGCAAGCAACGTGTCTGTTCAAACTGGACAATACGCGCAGACAGCCGCAGCGGGCGCGACCA